AATCACTACGCGTCTGTAATCTTCACAAAATCCCAATAGCATGTTGAGTGGAACGCAAAAATTAAAGTATCCATTTGGAGGATTCCATGGATCCCAGCCAGCATTTCTCGCGATTATACTTCTCTGAGCTGACATGGTTACATAATTCTTAAGCGTGCTGGTTACACCAACGTTTCTGTTGCGATCAATCTCCACCCCATCGAGTTCATATCGAATCTCATCGAACATGAACGCAACGCAATTATTTCCCAATGCCACATCAGATTCGGCAACTGGTTTGTTTATCGTCAGTTTTCCCTCGATGTATAGAAAACTTTCATGCGGTAATGTATATAAATCTTGCTGTTGTATGGGTATTCTTATCTCGTCGCTGTATCCAAACGTTGTATTAGCGAACGGATTATACGTATGAGTCTCGATCTTGACGATGCGATCATCGAAGATTGGCTCATCCTCGATGTTGAGAATGTTAGTCATTTTTAGATATTTCGCACCGCGAATCCCAAAGATTGCAGAAATGCAACGTTTGACGCGTTAAGTTTTTTTTTTTTCTTGATACAATCGAATGATTGAAATTTACTATCAAATGGCTTCGCTGGTGGTTTTGTAAGTATTGCGTTATGTTTGATGTGTCCGTTCAACACGAGCATCTCATACGCCGTGCGTACAAACACACGTTATCGCCGTAACCGTCGTATGTGCAATCTGACGGTGATTTCTTCTCCTCGAAAGTCGAGCAGTCGTCCGTATTGATCGACAACGCGTATTGTCAAGTCCGAAATGCTCCGTGCGATGATTGGCAAGTAAATGATTTGCGCCGGTGTTTCCGATATCTTATATCCTGGTGCCACGTTCGGGGAAAATTCATGTATCGTATGTACGCGTTTATCGTTGCTGTATGCGCTCGAGGTCACGTTACATTCCACGCGGATAATGTTTACGTTGATAATATTAATCGGCAAGTCCGATTCGTACCATTTTCGCGGTTGTAATATACGATTCGAAGAAAATCCTAGCAGCGATCCAATGTTATCAGGCTTGCTAAAATTTATTCTGTAGATACACATTATCTCGCTCTTCATCGTATTGTTATTTGCACGGAGCACTATCGGGAAATCTTTGTTCTCATCATGATCAGTGATACCATGTTTTTTATCATCATGAACCGTGTGTTGCGGACGTTTTTTTCGTGCAATAATCGCACGTTTCAAAAATTCATTTATGGCTGCCAGTTCGTACGATCCTTCGGGAATCGTAATTTCCGCGTCGTCTTCGTCAAAGTAAAATTTATTATTCGTAGCATTCACGTTCGGTATCGTGTTGTAAGTCTCAAAGTTCATTAGACCGAGCTCGTAATCGTCATCACTTAAATCTATAGCTGGAAAGTAGGTTGTAGAAAGAACGTTACTCTTCCCAGTTAGTGTAAGTATCAACGACATGATTGAAAAACCGTTTGACGAATACTGAGTTAAATAGCGCACTGTCAAGCTTTAAATTGACGCGCATCGACCGTTCGAAGAAATTGCAGACACAATTGTCCACAGATGCTCTGATTGTAGGTTTGATAGGACGTTCGATTGTACTCTATCTTTGTCACATTTCCGAAATATCGCACCAATTCTTTAGGCGGCCGAAGATTGCCAAAACTATCGAAATATATCACGTGATTATCTCTCTTTGCGTATGCTACCCAATGAGTGCCAGGACCCGTTGCATTGTCCAAGTTTACGATACCGCTCTCATTTCGACGTATACCACTTATTGGCAATGCGTTACGCATAAAAACACCTCTAAAATATGGTATATGCATACGTCTTGCCAGTTGATCTAATTGTATGTTCGTTGTCACACCCGTGGGCATTTTTAATGTTTTTTCGACGTTTTTTTTTCTTCTTTGTTATTACACCCTGTCCACGCTTGTACGGACCAAGGTACAGTCCTTGTCCATATTGGTAGGGAGCGAGATGAAGTCCTCGACCTTCCATCGCGCGATTGTGACGTAGCAGCTCCTCGAGTTGACGTTGCGCAGCTTTGTTATCGTTCACAACCTTCGCCACACCAGCCGCTCCGCCAATCAAAGATCCGAGCGCACCCAATATCGGTAAAACTGGCAATATGCCGCCGCGTTTCGCTGCCGGAAGTACTCGTTTTTTCGTCGTTGACGTCTTTTTCTTCGTTTTCATTTTCGTTTTCGTTTTTGTTTTCGTTTTCATGCCCATGCCGATCTTTGTTTTAGCTTTCATTGCCGCCCAAACGGCTGTAGCAGCTATCTTTTCTCCAAGAGTCGAATCTTTCGCGGTAATGCGTTTACGTGCTTGCACACCGAGTATCCTATCTGCCACGTGTCTCTCGGCGAGATCGTTACTCCGAGAATATGCAATATCGTGTTCGCGGCACGCAGCGTCCAGAGGATTTACGCCCTGATCGCCTCTGGCTAATCGCTTTTCTAAATGCGTTCCCGGACCGCAGAATTGATAGCCGGGGATATGTAGTTCGAAAGGAAGTGCGTTTATCGTGCGATTTAGCAGACCACAACCACTTTTTATCAATTTATTTGTTGTTGACATTCGCTACAATCTTTGATCAACGGTGCGGGACCGTCAATGTGTGTCCTCTGCCACGATCGATTATAGTGCTCGTAACAGCGACGATAGCTTCGAACTTCTGAATCCGCCCTTATATACTCCGGAAGCTTGTCCCACAAGTAGTGAACGTAATGGCCACACACTCGAAGCAGAACAGGTTTCGGTATAAATTGTAACTGATCGGTGCTTAAATCAAGAATATCGGAAGGACTTGACAGCAGAACGAACATCTTTGTTACTGAGCGATTCGCGGTCTTGCACGCATATAAAAGAGATTCGATCCTATCCCCTCTATCTAGTAGAAAAAATGAGGTTCGTACGACAACCGTTAACGATACGCGTTATAAATTGTGACGATAGATTACAAACAATGAAGGATAACGCTGAAAAACGTAAACATGGTGCGATGCTACCGAGTACTATACGTGCGATCGTTTGTGGTCCCTCGAATTGCGGCAAAACCAACGTTCTCATAAGCTTGTTGGAAAGTCCGCACGGCGTACGTTTCGAGAACGTATACGTGTATTCGAAATCGTTGCAACAGCCAAAATATCAATATTTGGAAAATTTGTTATCGTCGATCGATGAAATCGGCTACTTCACGTTTTCTAATAACAGTGACGTCGTTCCACCAAGCGAGGCGCATCCAAACTCAATCTTTATCTTCGATGATATAGCATGCGATAAGCAAGATGCTGTGAGAGAATATTTCTCAATGGGTAGACACTCGCATGTCGACTGTTTTTATCTCTGTCAATCATACGCGAGAATACCTAAACATCTTATACGAGACAACGCGAATCTGTTAATCCTGTTCAAGCAGGATGGTACCAACCTGAAGCATGTGTACAATGATCACGTGAACACCGACATGTCATACGAGGATTTCAGTGAATTATGTCGCAATTGTTGGCAGCAAAAGTATGGATTCCTGGTGATAGACAAGGATAGCGCGCTTACTAACGGACGATACAGAAAAGGATTTAACGAATTTGCGGTACCGCGGAGCGATTAGTCGTTTTCGATACTGAACGTCAACATGGCTGATAACAAAGATATACGCGAGAAGGTTGTGAGGGAGATTGAAAAAACAGCCGAGTCGATCCGTAAAAAACATCGCGCTTTGAAAACCGGCAAGATCGAAGAAGATATCGCGACCAAGAGTCATTTTAAACCGATCATCGAGCCGCTGCAAAAGATTGTTGACAACTCTAGCGCGATAAAACACGAACCGCGTGACGATGTCGACGTTAAAACATTATCCGTTCAAAAGAGTGAGAAAGATTTAAAATCGAGCAAGAGAAAACGATCGAATACTTCGTTAGATCGCAAATCGAAACGCTTGGATGCTTCTGGACAAGATGCGTTACCGATAACTTCCACACCATCCGCGACAACCGTACAACCGACAATGTCACTCGCAAACGAGGATGTTTTCG